GATGTACTCACACGATGTAAGCGTGGTACACGGGTCTTTGTGCTTGAACTCGTTAGCCATGTGTCCTCTCTAGGAAGGTTCTTCGATTCCCCAGACCATACCAGATATGGTGGCATTAGCCGTCACGTCCAGTTCCAATGTCCCATCAGCGGCAGATAGCACGATGCCGTCGCCAAGGTCGGGGGAGTTGTGGACGCCAGCGATAGCCAGGAGGGGTGTCTGGGCTATGACCGTACCTGAAGCCGCGCTGTCCTGGAACTCGATAGCAGTCGCCGCAGAGGCCGACAGGCACCAACCCAGGAGGCGTATCTTGCTCCCTGACTGTGGTGTCCAGACGGTCTCCTCAGTGCCTGCCGTGATAGCGTTGGCGTCTATCATCTTGAAGGTGCTGGCCCTATAGGCCGCCTTTCTGTCGGTAGGCATCAGAACGGCTCCGCAACGGAGTAAGCCAGGTCTTGACGGCCAGAGCCACGGACGTAGATGAGGACGCAGGTCACATCACTACCATCATCAGATATGAGTTGGGCTGTCTTGTTGAAGGTGTGCGGGATGCGTCCAGGGTGGCCCAGGGTTATCGGACGACCTAGAGCGGAGGTGGGGGTGACACTGGGTGCCCAGTGGAGGCTGTCGCCAGAAGGACAGACCACGATGACATCGCCAGCGTTCTGGGGGATGGTGGCACCTGCGTCCACCAGGTTCTCTGCGCTAGACCCTAAAGCTAGGGACTCAGCGTGGATTATCTCGTCCTTGGAAGGGATTACTTCTGCCATTTAGGCACCTCATGTAATAGTCCAACCCTTACCCCAGCCTGCTTGACGGAGCCGCTCAGTCTCTTCACTGATGTACTTACGCTGTTCGTCAGGGTCGGAGTGAGAGGGAACATTGATTATCGGTATGTTATGGGACTCTAACCAGTCCTGGATAGACCCTGGATGGTCTTCATTGGGCCAATCTCTGGCAGCAAATATAGACCGGGTCATCTTGGCGATGTGACGTACGTCCTCACCCTTTCTTGCTGCCGTCAGGATACCCTCTAATTCGCGGTCTTCGTCTTCAGCGACAGCTTCAACAACAACGCCTTCACCACCCTGCGAAGCCTCCCATTCCTGGTGGGCCTTCGAGCGGTTGTGCATCGTCATCTGGGCTGAACTAAGGTCGGTCTTACCGCATGGGCAATCAGTACGAGTCACCACGATATCTCTCCTTCGTCACTACAGCCGAATAGAGCCACCGGAGCCACCAGGGGGGAGACTTGAAGTATCCCGTCTTGTGTTCCAGTATCGGCATGGTGTTATTGGTCAGGAAGCTGGAAGACTTGCCCTCCCATGGGGCCTGCGGAGGGGCAACCTCTTCTATCTGCCCTCTATCAATCAACACCTTATCTATGCGTCTGCGTAGTTCAAGCCATCTTTCGGGAGTGTACTCCGTACCATTCAGGTAGACATTGCTCTCATTGAAAGACACGTTGCCGCTGCCTACCACCAGGTTGTGCAGGACTAACTTCCCTGACTTGACTTGGGGTGCGTCCTTGATGGGGCGCACCCCTAGATACCTTTGTTTGACCAATTACACGACCAGGAGAACGACTGAGCAGCAGAGGAGGAGAGCGTCGTCTCCACCAGAACCTTCAGCCGCCTTGTCTACGTCCACCGCAACCACGTTGCCGGGTTTGATTATCCCGGTTCCGTCGAAAGCAGCGGATACGTCTGCACGGTTGATGTCAGAGGCAGCTACGGTCAACGCAGCAGCAGTGATACCGTCCGTGGTCGTAGTGGTGGTCTCGTCGTCCACACCGCTCGATACGTCGATGGTGTAGGTGTCTGAGGTGTCCAGTGCCGTACCGACACCGCTCCACCACAGGTATTGGATGACGTTCCCCACCGTGTTCTGGGGCACCATGAAGGTGTAGCCACCTGCTTCGTTGGCAGCGGCCAGGAGAACCCCGGTGAAGTCGCCGTACTGGGAGTACGCCGCTGTACCGTCAGTCATGGGACTGAGGTTCACGGTTACCTCATAAGGGGCCTTTATCTCAAAGGTCACCCTGGAAGTGTCGATACAGAACCCGACCACCTGCATCAGGTTCTCTGCGCCCGTAGGACGGGTAGCAGTGATTTCACCTGCGGTAGCGGATAGGTACATCGTATTACCCTGCGTGTAAGGGGCGTCCGTGTCACGGATGATGCCGCTCCGGCAGAGTACGCCTACGTCGCCGGAAGCGTAACTGTTCACAGCCACGGCCTCCGCGAATTTCGTGTTGTCGTCTGCGTCTGCGAGTTCCCAGTCGGTGCCGTCGAAGTACAACATGTCCCCGGCGGTTACGGCTGTAGAACCGATAGTCGCAGCAAACTTGTCGGTTGCTTGCTCAACGTGTGGGTCAGCCATCGTTCATTACCTCATTATCAGATTACGGAACTATGCTCAACGAGGTTGGTTATTCGTTGTTAGGCAGCGGAGTCGATTCCAGCCAGCCCTGCACAGGACTTGGCAGAGTAGACCACTGCGTTCAGATAGACAGCCATCCGGTAGACATCCTCGTTCTTGTCGAACTTGGTGCCCAGGCGTTGGATGTCAGGGTCGAGAACGGTACCGTTGTGGATGACAGTCCATCCCTGCTTCTCCTGACCTGTCTTGCAGGCATAGATGGTAGTAGCAGTGGAGGAACCCCAGCCACCGGCGTTCTCGTATTGTTCGGAGTTGGAGATGTAGTCGTTGATGACCACAGGTATGCCATTGTAAAGGGTGTACTGGTGACCGAACATATCAGCCGAAGTCAGAACGACGCCGGAGCCGGTGGCCCTGGCGAGTGAGGTCAGCTTGCGACGCATGGTCTTGTTCATCATCAGGAAGTCCGGCTTACCGTTCTCCACCAGGTCAATCATGGCGTCCAGGCGGTCAAGGGTGAGTTCGGTCTCTGCCCCGGCGATGGTGGAAGGCTGTGAGCCATCGTCCATCATAAGGAGGCGAGAGTCGCTGATGAGGAGGGACGTGAGTCCTTCCGGCTCAGTAGAGGTGCTACCGGAGTTACCGCTAATCAAAAGGTCTTCCAGCTTTCGGACGATGGACTTCGCCATCTTGGAAAGGAGGACGGCTTCCTGGGACTGCACGTTGTCGGCAGTCTGCATAGCGAAACGGTCAAGGGGGTGCTGTACGCCGACAGTGGTCAACGACACGGTCTTCTTCGTGTAGGTCGGTTCGGTGTCAGACCAGATGTCTCCTACCTGGTGGGTAGCGGCGGCTCCAAGTGTGCTTTCCCGGTTATAGACCAGGGAGTTTCCACTGAAGCTGCTGAACTGGAGGAAGGGGGCCAACTCAGACGCGGTGATGATGTTATCAAACACACCAGCCGTGACATCGTCGTTAGCCAACTTCTGATATTCACTTAGTGTTGGCATCGTATTGTCCTTATAGGTTACGTTTTCGCAGCCCCCGTTCTATGAGGGCTGAGCCACGGAGTTCTTCATTCCCGCCTGCGATAGCCGCACCTGTATCCAGGTCAGCTACGCCTGCTTTCTCCAGGGCTTTCTTCCCAGCGTTCTTCGCTTCATCAGCGAGTTTCTGACGCTCGGACGTAGCCCTGCGGCGTTCTTCCTGGGCAACCATCTTGGCGGCTTCTATCTGGATGTTGATTACATCCTCGAAGTCACCTCTGGCGGCTTTCGAGCCTTCTGCCCAAGCTGCCTGCCAATCGCTCTGGAGTTTCTGTGCATCATCCTCACTGATGAGGATATTGTCACCCTCGTCCTGAACGGTGGACATGAGGCGGGATTGCTCTTTCTCGTACCGGGCGTTCCAATCTCTGGTCGCCTGCCCTTGAGCCAACTCCTGACCTACCCGTGATATCTGAGCCTGCGCTTCATCAGACATATCCATCTTCCGGTCTTCCACATACAGCGTGAAGACTCTCTGAAGTGCGCCCAAACTATCCCGGATACCAGCCAGTTCCGCATCCCTGTCCGTATCCCTACGGCGTTGACCGTCCTTGGAACGCAGGTCGTTCTCCATCTTCTTGACCTGGGCCTCCAATGCGGTTGCTTTCGCCCTGTAGTCTACTTCTTCTTCAGGGGTCTCTTCGGTAGTCTCTTCAGCCTCCTCTTGTGCGGGCTGTTCCTCTACCTGGGGTTCCTCTGGTGCCGGTGTTGTCACCATGCGATGCTCCTTATGTATTTAATAGGAGTAATCACTGCGGAAAAGTGTAACCCTTTCCGCAAATTCCTGTCAATTTATGTCGCCTATTTTGCCAAGCGGTTGAAGTAATCCTTGATGAAAACAGATTCTTCAGAGGAGTTGTAGTACGTCCAAAGGTACCTTCTTACTTCCTTGGAAGTTTTGTCTTCTGAGAAAATTATATGTTTCTTAAAGGCCCCTAGTTGCCCTTCCACATAATTAACGATGGCCTTTATCGCCTTCTTCTCCTCTTCAATAGGCGTACCAATCTCATCAGCTAGCACAGTGACCCGGCGTGTGCGTGGGTCACCTTTCGGATAGGTCATGTGTTCTTTATAAATCCTGGCTTCATCAGGGGTGATGTCCAAGAACTCCGTCCCTGTCTTCGACCAGATAGGTACGTTGCCCTGGCTGTGTTCCGCAGGAAAGTTAAGGATGCTGCCTGTGACAGGGTCGGTTGGCCCCCAATAATGCTCACTAAGGAACCGTGTTCCCGCATCAAAGTCATCGGTTGTTTCTGTTGGAGAACTCAGTCCCGTGTTCATGTCCACATATCTCTTGAACTCTTCAGGTTGTTGAGACAGCCAAACATCTAACTCTATCCACCGCTCCTCGGTCATCACTTCATCAACGGTAGTCTCTTTCGTATCGGGGTCAGTCACTGTTAGAATCTCTTCCATCTTGGCATAGAAGACATCTAATGGGTTTTCTATCTCATCTTTATCGTAATCATACAGTTCTTGGCGGTTCTTCATCGCTCCAAACTTGCGGCTCCGATAGTGTTTCTTCCAATCATCAACCCCCAGCGTTTCAGCGGCCAACTGCCTATCCGAACTCTCTTGGGCTATGACAAAGCCGTTCTCTAAATCCCAGGCTTCAACCCGCTTGATAGCCCAGTCAGGAGCATTGCGGTCTTTAGCGAGGTCACGAGTCAATCGTTCCTCTTCAGCGAAGGTACTAGGATATCTAGACTTAAATAATAGTCGCTGACTTGGCTGTAAGTCCCCAAACTCAACTATCTCCTCTGCCAGGTCGAACTCCAAGGTTTCTCCTTCCCACTCGACTTCAATCTTTCCCCCAAGGCTTATGTTGTTTTCCTGGACAAAGTGTTGTAGTTGTTCTGTCCGAACACCTTTGTTGTCCCGCAGACCGTCATATTCAGTCCATTCACTCGTCCTGGTTCCCAGTGCGGAAGCACCAATCGTCGGCCACTTCTCCCCCTCCAATAGACCTTGCAGCACGAATGGCAGTGAACCTTTACCCTGCACAAGAGCCAGGTCTGTCCAACTGTCGATGCGCTCGAACGGGTCTAAGTCTACTTCGCCGCCCACCTTCGCAGCACCAACTTCACCAACCTGTAGAACGGCCTGTGTTCCGATTGCGCCACGGCCACTAAGGAACTGGAGGAGCGGGTTGTCACGCCGGGAGAAGATTTCACTCTTGGTCGGTAGTTCCCCTGTAGTCGCGAGTCGATAACCACCTACAGCCATAGCAGAAATCAACTGGGTGATTGCGCGTATCTGACCTCCTACCCCTATCCAGTCACCATTGATTTGGTGGGACAAGAACCGCTTACCATTAAGTGGGTTAAGCCCTTCCTTAATCTCGTTCCAGTCCTTACCAAGGGCCATTCCAGTCAGTATGTATGTCGTCGTCACGCCGCCTGCCAGCGTTGCCAGGGTGCGTAGTGACCGGCGTCCTTGCGCCGTGGAGGCATACCCTCCCACAACCTCACGCTGCACATCTTGGCGAACCCCCCGTGCCAGGTCGATATCCACATCGTATGCGGGAGGGGCCTCCTTCCCGCGTAATACAGTCTTCCGTATACCGCGACTCAGTCTGGGCGAGACCGGCTCCAACGCTTTAGGCACTAACTCTAAAGGTACGCCGCCACGGAAAGCGTCACCTACCAAGGCTACCGTTGACCGGAGGAGGCGCGGGGAGAAGGCTACCCAGAAACCCTCCGCAGCCGTCCGGCCCGGACTTAGACCCAATGCGCGGGCGTCCAAGCCGCCGGTGAGGTTGCGTATATACTGAGCGAGTTCCGCGTCTGTACCTTTCCAGCCAACCCTCGTTGACTGTAATAACTGCACCCGTGCCTCACCAAGGGCCGTGTTATACATGGCCCCGAAACGGCCAAATGATTGCTTGCCAGCAGTACGGAAATAACGCTGGACGGCATCTCCTTTCGGCAGTATCCCAAACAGCTTGGCAAAAGAAACACCCTCCCCGGTCTCAAGTGCGGCAAAGAACTCCAGGTCACCCACAGGCACACCATGACGGGCCAACCATTGGTAATCAGCTAGGTTCTTATGGATACGACGGCTCTGTACAGTGGGGTCGAAGAGGGCCTTGTAATGCGCTTCAGTCTGCACGGCCCATGCCTTCGGGTTAGAGGCAAGCACAGGCAGGCCCTGAATGAATGGCTCTGCGGCGTCAAGCGTAGATACCAGAGACCTCTTTACGTTCACCAGCGACACGACGGGACGGGTCACCCGCCGATTGAACGCACCTGGGGTCTCTGAACCTGAGATGACTTCTTTCAGCAACCTGGCGTCCTCTGGAGTAAAGTATCTGTTATGCCATTGGTCAACTCTTATGCTGATAGGCTGGTTCGGCCCCCATAAAGCACCGTCTATGACGTGTTCCTCTTTTAATTGGTTGATGTAAATCCTGCGCGTCTCTTTTGTGTCTCGCGCTGTTTTCCATGCTTTCTCCTGGGCTGTTTTAAGGTTGTCTTGCTGACCGCTTAGAAATTCCAGTACCGCCCGTTGGGCACTCTGCTTATCGCGTAACTTCGCCAGTCTCCCCTTTTCCGGGTCAAGTAAGCGGTTCAACCGGCTCTGTAGCCGCTCAATCTCACGGTTCAACGTAACAGCTTTGCCTTTGGTAACCCCGCGTTGGGCCTGCTCGACCCCCGCCCGACTGGTAGCTGCCCTTAAATTGGCGTCGGCTTCACGGGTCAGTTGTCTCGCGACC